ATCATCTTTTAACTTGGCAAATACACCGCTTAAACTTTTTGATAATTTATCGGTTGCTCTGTAATACATACCGTTTTGCTCGGTTGCTTTTTTTAAAGCTTCCTGCAACATACCAAAACTAATTTTGCCATCGCTAGATAGTTTTTTTAGTTGCTCTACCGAAAGCCCAGTAGACTTATTTAGCAATTGCCATATAGGTATAGAATTAGATATAAACTGTAAAGCATCCTGCCCTTGTAATTTAGTAGCACCAGCAACTTGACCGAATACAACCGCTAGTGATTCAAGATTAGCTCCTGAACCTGCTGACACATCGCCAAGCATTTTAATAGTATCTATTGATTTTTCGTAACTAATACCAGAGCCTAAAATTGTTCTTGTCGACTTTACTATTTCATTCAAGCTAAATGGAGTTTCTGAGGCAAGTTTAGTCAAGTTGTTAAAAAGTTCTTTGCCTCGCTCCGCTGAACCAGTGAGGATTTCTAATTGTATCGCCAATGTTTCAAAACTCGCACTTTGTTGCAATGCTGATTTTCCAAGCATACCTAAACTTAAACTTATAGGCACAAGCTCCAAGCCAAAATTGCGAAGTTTTTTACCAGTATTTTCTACTGATTGCTGTATTTTGTTAAAAAATTTTTCGAATTCAATAGAATTTTTTGATAAAGAGTTTTTAGTTTTGTCGAAACTTTTATTCATATTATCAAAAGATGCCTGAACCTTTTTTAATGTAGGTGTTATTTTATCTACGGCTTCTAGGATGTATTTTATTGACATTGTCTTGTTGTTTTATAATTCTGCTAGCATTATCCGCTAACATTTTTATTTTTGATAATGGCTGATTTTCTAACCATTCAAAAGTGGCTGAGCCTTGATAAAAATATGCAATATCGCATATACTATTATCTAATTTAGTTGGCTCATCCACGAATTGATAAAAAAATTAGCAAAATACTCCGCTATTAAATTCTCCTCATCTTGTTGCGACATATTAGCAAAATCACTTTTATTAATATTTTTTTTGCAATCTATATCGCTAAAAACAACCTCGCTAAAAAGCTCTTGGCATTTTTTATAAAAATCTACTTGGTCTGCCTCGCTCCATTGTGCGAAAGATATAATTGCCTTAACATCTTTCGCTGATAAAGTCCTACCTTCGCTTTCGCTTTCAATAGCTTCTTTTTGCTTTTGGTCTGTCAAGCTTCTTACAGCATTCAAAAACAATGTTCTTAATCTCAAAGTAAGATATTTATGTTTTACAACTGGCTCTTTTATATAAAGCTCATCAATGTTAATAAAAGTCCATACATCATTTACTTTTGCTTGTATTGTAAGCGGTTGTTTTAACTTAATAGATATCATATTATATTACAATAGATTTTGCTTGAAACTCGTATTCCGTAGTGCCTTGCTCTTCTCTTTCTGGAATTTCCATTAGATATGCATTAACTAGTCTTGTTGCTCCATAGCTAATTACATTATTTCCGTTATTATACCAAAAACTATCAAACAATGCATTATTTTCTTGATTATTTCTAACAGTTACCTTTAATACAGAATAATTTGTAGAATTATCGGTTGTGATAATAATATCGCCATTATTCTGCACATAAGGAGTTCTAGTTGCGCCGCCTGGCTTGAATTTTATATTGCCTTCGTATCTTATATTGATAGTGTTTATTTGCAAATTAGAATTATTTAAGATAGTAGTCATATTTATTCGAAAGTTGGAGTAAAGTTAACAATAATATTACGAAGCTGTGTTGTGATGTTGGCAATGCTTTCAAGAGTTACGGTGCCGTCAACTAAATTAACAATAATACTATCGTCAATAGCTTTGGCAAAAGCATCTCTTTGTGCAGTTCCTTTTCTCAATAAGCCGTAACCAGTGTCGGATAGTATTAGATAATAACCAACCATAGTTGCCTTGATACTATCTCTATTGACTTGTGGCAAGCCTGAAACTAAATCGCCATCGGTTAATATTACTTGCGAAAAATCTTGTTTTAAATTATAAAATATAATTTCTCTAACAAGCGATAAAGTATCAAAATAATTGATATACTTAAATGTTTTATCAACAGCTCCAATTATATTTGTTTTATAAGTGGTTACTGCTTCTTGTGATACAACATAAGTATTTGTGTTATTATTTCTCAACAACCAAGAGCCACTATTTTCTAATTCTAGTGCTTCCGCATTGCTAAAATCTTCGCCAGTAGATATTGTTGGCAATAAAGTAAAAGGGGTGTTATGATATGGTATAGCTCCAAAATAAGCACCGCCAGTAGATACTCCGTTAGTTGTCAAGCCTGATGTATTAGAATTAGTCGTTAATCTTAAATCACGAATAACGGCAGAATAACCAGCAATAACGAGAGGGTCTTCAAAAATAGCACCGCCTTTCTTAGTTGCAGAATTTACAAGCTTGTTGCTAATATAAGTAAGTGTTTTATAATTTAAAGCATCAACGGCAGTATTATGATTAGCATAAGTATCGGTAGCACATACAATACCTAAACCATCAAGGACATTATTATTAACATTAAATCTAGCCTCGGTTAAAGTGTATAGATTAGATAAAGTCCAGTCGGCAGGATAAACAATGGTTGTGTATCTTTTATCAGCTATTGTATCAAACAAGCTAGTTAAACTTGGATTAGTCGCACCACCACTAAAAGCAGTTAAGGCAACAGTCAAGCCAGCAACTGAGCCTTCGTATTTAATACCAATACTATTGCCACAAGTGCCTTTATTTAGAGCAGTTAAAGCAACAGAGCCAGTAGTGTTAACGGCAGATACAACTGCATCTAAATCGGCAGTAATAGCGGATACAAGCGAAGCCCCTACTTGTGTTGCAGTCTGACCGCTAGTAATGGCAATCTCATATTTACCTCTTATACTATCAACATAAAAAGTAAGAGTTCCGTTAGCAGTAGCAGTTCCTGAAACAGCAATCGTGCCAGTTGCAGCAACTCCGCCAGCATTATCGGTTAAGCCAATAGCAGATATTTTAGGTTTAGTTCTTGAAACAGAGCAAGCTTTGATAACTTGTCTACCTACCTTGGCAAGTCTTGATTGTCTACCGAAGGCAGTATTAAATTCAGCCTCGCTTAAAAGATTTTCCACAACAGTTCCGCTAGTGGCAGTTCCTGCAAGCATAGGAGCAACAATTAAAATACTTCTGCTATCGCTATTAATGAAAGTTTTAGCGGAATTTATGTTGGCATTTACAATAGGATATGACATATTATTTTTTATTAGGTTTATCGTTAATAATTTGAATGCAATTGTCTATAATCGCATCTTTTAGTCTATTTCGCCAAAAGTTGTCTAATGGTATATTATAATCATCAGTAGCTATAATAAGAATATCTTCTTTCTTATATTTACCGAACGGAGTTGTTAAATCTTGATTAAATTTTATCTTCATAATAAATTAAAAAATTTGTTGTTATTATGTTTTTAGCAAAAAATTTTTGCCTTGTCAATTTATTTTTAAAAATCAGCAACATAATTTATATTAGAATTTTGATTAGTAATTCTTTCAAGCGGAACTCCTTTACTAAATTCCGCTATATCTTCGTTTTGTATAACCACCTTTGTTGTAAAGTTATAAGAATGCATATAATAACCGCCTGCATACTCTAATGTACCGTCTCCCAAAAATAATGCAGGTTGGTATTTACCATCTAATAAACTAGATGTAAATGAGTAGCCAGCGATTGCCTTGATAATGTATTTTCTATATAAGTTTCGGCAAGCATCAGCGACACTACCGCCAAGAGTAGATGTTTTTGATGGCAAAACGGCAACAATGCAAAAATCTTGTTTTAGAATATAATAATAATTACTATTTTTATTGATACTAGCGGTTATATCTTGTGTTGTTGTTTCGTTTTTATATGTCTCGCAATCAAGAGCAACAACATATAGCCAGTTTTTATCAATATTGTTAATAGCCGATGTACCTAGATAATCATCTGCTATTCTTTCAATTGTGGCGGATGTAGATACTCTTGTGCCAGTTGTTGCTGTTATTGTGCCTATTGGCGGAGTTTGCAAAATTGTAGTAGATTGATAAGTAAAGGTTGTTGGATTAATCACTTGTATTTGTTTATAGCCGTTATAACCATCAAAATCATCAATATATAGGATGCCACTAGCAGTTGCATTAGGGGTTGTTAATAACTTGAATTTAAACACAGTATCGCTATCAACCGACAATAGCTCAAAAGTTCCGTTATAGCTAGCATTAGCAGAAACTATTGTTATCATTATAGGTAAATAATTATAGCCATATTTACTAGGGTCTATTAGATTATGGCTTGTTGTTGCTGTTGCTGTTGCTATATTGCCATTATAAGTTATAGATAAGTTGCTAATCGGTTTTTTAGCTCCTTTGATAGTTATATAACTATTATTAGTTAAATTATGATTAGTGCTTGTTGTTGCTGTTATTGTATTGCCTACCTTGGATAAACTAGCTATATTGATAATATCATTAAAATCAGTAGTATATACTGAAAGCACTTGTTTTAATCTATTGGCAATCTCGCTTGTTATCATTTTTGTATTACATTAAATTGATTTTTTGTTTTTGTTCGCAATATAGATATAATCTTATTATTATTGATATTGATTGTTCTTAAAAAGGGTTGTCTTTTTGCCATTTTTCTAGTGCCGTATTCTAAATAAGTAGCATAATCTACTCCTTCTGATCCAAACTCAATTCTATTAAAGCCCCTTGCCAAAAAGTTAATAGATTTTCTTAATCTGCCGCTCATACTAGCTGGTCTCTCGTCAGGCGAAGATGCTATGTGAGTATATGTTCTTTTGCCTTTCTTTATTTTGTATATTCTGCCGCTTTTAGGTAGCTTCATATCGTTCTTTAAATCTTTTACAAGCAAAACACCAGCAGAATACATAGCTTGGCGGATTGCTCTTCTTATATTCTCAGGTAATCTTAACATCTCTTTGGTTGCTTGCTCTGGTGTCATTATCTATAATTTGCTTGAATTGTGTTAGAGCCTTTTTCGGTGCTTCTTAACTTAATGATTCTATCTTGTTTATCTATATTCTCAATAGAATTGATTAGATATAAATTGCCATCATAATCAACAAATAATTGCTTTGTGTAGTCAATCGCGGAATTATATCTAATATAAAAATCAGTGTTATTGTTATTAACAATATTAACACCATCAAAAAACTCCGCACCGCTTGTTGTTTTAACCATAGCCCATACCTCAACTATTGTTGTAAAAGTTATAGTTGTTTCGCCATCAGGAGAATTATCAGCTGTTTTTTGCGAGGTTTTGATTGCTATTTTTCTATCAAAATCAGCAGAGCATATATTTATTTTCTTTTTACTTATACTACTGCAAATCATACAAAACTAATTAAGTTCTCAATAATTGTATATGGCTTATATTTAGCATAAATATTTCCCATAGTTTCGTTTTGACAAGTTCCCTCGAATAAAGCCTCTATATGGCTCAACATTGCATTTTTAATACCTTGTGGCACAAAATTAGCAGTAGCTCCATAACCACTAACAAAAGTTATCTCTATTTGTTGTTTTTTATCATCAATATCAGGGAAGTTAAAACTATCAATAAAATATAAATTAGAATAATCGTTGCTTTTAGTAAAGTAATAATTAGCAACATCAACCGTATTTAAAACACCATCTTGATAATATCTAATATTTGTTATCGATTGCAATTTACTTTTTAATATCTTGTTGCAATATTGCCAATCATCTAAATAAAGTTTCCAAGTTTTATTTAAAAAATCTCTGCCAGTTAAGCTCTCCGCTAATACTCGCACCTCATTTATTTTAGGGGTCAAGATATTATCATAATCGTTGTTGCCGTCTAGTTTTAAGAATGTTTTAACCTCAGCAAGTGTTAATGTTTCCGCAGAATCGGTTTGCAATATATAAGACATTATTTTTTATTTTTATGTTTAATAACCTTATTTTCTAAATTAGTATTATCAATAGCCTTATTTTCTAAATCAATATTGTTTTCTATGGCAATTGCAAAACCTAGATTAATAAAAATCAATGCAAGCTCGTTAAATACATCGTATTCTTTATTAACTAAATATTCCATACTATAATTTCCTATCTCATTAGTTGCACCTAAAGCTGTTTTTAACATTCTTATTTTCATAGTTTTATTTTGTTTTAGCTAGTAGTGATGATACTAGCTAATTGATTAATTGCCTGATACAGGAGCAAAAACTGGGGTTCCCAAAAATGCTACTGCAACCAAAGTTCCGCCAGAGGTAACGCCAGTAGAAACTATTTTTAGTCTTACATATCTTTTTGATCCAATATAACCAATTGATTTGCAAACGTTATCGTCAGTTGCGGCGAATGTTGCGGTTGCAATTGTTTTATTTAAGTTAGAGGCACTTACAGCAGTCCAGTTAGTATTATCGTCTGAATCCTCAATTGATGGAGTAAATACACCGTCAGTTAGAGTACCGGAGAATATATAAAAACCAGCAGAGTTAAAACCAGCAAGGTCTATACTATCGCCAGTGTTAGTAGTGTTGGTAGCAATTGACCTTGATGTTAGTGCCATTACTCCTTTGTTTAAAGTTACTATATCTTGCATATTTTGATAAATTAAATTTTAAATTAAGCTGAAACTTTTAATTTTTTGAAAGCCTCAGAAATAGCAACTCCGCCACCAAAAGCAGTGAAAAAGTTAAATTTTACACTGTTGCTATTAGCAAGAGTTATCTCATCGCGGATAATTCTTATTTCTTCTTTTATACCGAAAGTGTAGAAAGAAAAATCGCCAACAATGATAGGGAATGCATTAGCGGCAACACTTGGCATATCTTCCAAGGCAGTTATAACAACTCTATTACCTAGAATATTAATATTATTAGATGAAGCAGTTAAAACTTGCGGGAATAAATAAGCACCAGTAGTTCCGTTTTCTCTTTGAGCCATTAGATTCATAAAGGTGACATTATTCATAACAAAAGTTCTGTTATAGCCAATTTTCAATGAAGCGTTTAAGTCAAACAAGTTTTTAGTAGTAATGTCCGTAGCTGAGCCTGAATTGATTGAGGTGATTTTGCTATTAGACATAAAACCCTCAATTTCTTTAGGTGAGTTATTGCCATTAGATATTTGCGAACCAATCATTCTAGAAAAAGCAGTTACTACATCTCTTTGAATCAAGCCAGTTAAATCATAGTTGGAGCTACGAATCATTTGGTGGCTTAATACACAATAAGTCATTGCATCTTTAACAATAACTTGTTGTTGCTCGAATGTGGACTGACTTTCGGTACCTGATTGTGATTCGCCAATCATTGTTGGAGAGATTAAACCAGCTCTAATAGGGAATAGATTGACTTCCGAAGGTAGGGGCTGGACATTGACTATACTAGCAAGCGGTGATATTTCAATGACTTTATTTATAACAGCCGAAGATTGTGAAGCAGGGGCAGATAAAAAGCCACCACTAGAATTATCGTTGCTTGTGTAGCTTTTTGTAGCAAAATCCCTAAATGTTTTGGCAAAAGATTTTAACTCGCTATTGCCGTTTTGATATTCGGTAGAGTTAGCAGAATATCTTTGTAAATTTGCCTCCATAATAGCAAATTTAGCCTCTAATTCGGCAGTTGCTTTTTTTAATTGCTCTGCCTCTGCAACAGCTTTGTTATTTTCCTCAATAACTTTTTCCTGAAGTTTTTTAGCTTCCTGATTTTGGTCTAGCCTGTCGCCTAATACTTTTACAGCATTAAACAACTCTTGTAAATTATTTTCTGACATTGTTAATTTATTTTATTATTGATTGATTTTATCAAACCAAGAATTTCTTGGATCTGATTGCTTTTAACTGCAACATCTCGTTGCATTGCCACATTCTCAACATCTCGTTGAGAGAATTCTTTTACCTTGCTAATCAAGGTCTTTGCTTCTGTATTAGAAAAACCTTTATCTTTTAAGATATATTCTATATCAGCAAGGCTTTCTAAATTATTAATAAACTTTGTAAATGGTGCAACTAAATTCTCGTCCTCGAATTCGGTAGCCATTCTATTGTATATTTTTTCTACTTCTTTTTTTATCTTCATCTTGTCTTGCTCTGGCACATCTAAACCGCCCCTAGCACCTTGTAAAGCACCTGCAATAGCGAATATAGCTCTTGGCACTATATAGGGCTTGCCGTCAATAATATCGGCAAATAAAAGCTTGTAAGCTCCGAACTGCTCTTCGTTTTCTCTATCATAATACATAAAGTATTTTTTATAACTAGCACTAGGCTTGTCGGTAGAATTAGTGTAAGCTCTTATCCTGTCTTCTGCTTTTGCACTATCCCATTGTGAACCACGATCGGTTAATGGTAAGTTTATATTAGCAGAAAAAGACTTAAAATTATCAATAGTTGCTAACGGATTCATTGCAATAGTTACTAACGAAGCCTCGAATAAATCAATAGCTTTGATAATACGAATGTTCTTTTGTATTTCAAAATCCTTAACATAGAAACCAATAGACATCTCGCGGACAGAGCCAAGCTCAATTTGTGGCAATACATCAGTATCAACAAAACCTTTCCGTGGCAATTTACCAACAATATAAAGCCCTCTATCATCTTCTTTGATAATCTCGGCAATACCAATAGGCTTCTTCATCTCGTGTTGCCATAAAAGCGGAAGTCTTTTTTTATCATTAAATTTTTTTAAAGTCTCACTAAAAGCCCCTTTTTGTATAATATCGTTGCCAAGGTCAATGTTAGAAAAAACAGATGCATAACCGCTAAAATAAAAATATTTAGGGTCGCTAGCATTTTCTTTACACTCCTGTAAATCCTCAATTGTAAAACTTTTGTATTCTATTTGGTTATTCATAATTTATGAAAAAATTTATTGATAAATTTATATTGCATATTTGTTATTCTTTGTCAATTTTTTTTATTTGTTGCCATTTTCTATTAGCCCAAGACTTGCCAGCATCACCGCCCCAGCAAGCCCAAGCTATCCTGCCAGCACTAGGGAAGCCCTTCTCACCTTGTCTAAATCCTTCCGCTTGCTTATCCACTTCGTGTCTAGCAAAATAAGACACCATTCTACCAATTGTTTTAGGGGTTAGTCGCTCTCTATTGATTAATTGATTAGCCCTTGCCACACCAACAAGGGTAGCTCCTCTATTAAACTCTTTCCGCCATTTCAAGCCCCTTTCAGCTTCTCTTGCCATAGCTTCGGTTGGCACTAAATCAATATCTTCTTTTGCTTTTTTGCCAGTGTTATCATCTAATACATATTCAGCAATACAACGGCAATTGATAGTATTAGCAGGACTGCCATTAACATCTCTTGGATAATCAAGAGACTCGCCATCAACCATAAACTTATCTTTTACTCGTTTCGTCTGTTGGTCGGCACTAACATGTGCTTGTCTTGTCTTCATATCTAATATAGAAAACCATACTTTATTAGCAGTAATAACACCGCCCCTATTTGTATTTATATTAGCATTGTCAATAATGTTAGCTTCTGTATATCGGCTCCAACTCTCGGTTATACCAACAACTTGACTTGCTATTAATGTGCTTCTCGCATCTTTTTGCCCTAATAAATTTACAAATAAGTTTTTAGCAATTATTTTCCAGTCGTCTTTATTGCCAATCGCTTTTTTTGTGATATATTTTAATTCTTCTTTAAATACAGCTTCGGCTATTCTACTGGCATTTGTTTCGGTTATATATTTAGCTTGCTTCTCGCTTTCATTAGCAACAAAAAAGGTAGCTTCTTTTAGAAAATCTTGGTTAATGTTTTCTAGATCGCTTTTAACATCATTAGATATAACACTAACATTCTTTTTAGTTTCCAATAAAAAAGATGCTTCTTTTGTTTCGATATCAAAAAATAAATTATGTTTCAATTCTAATTCTTTTCGTAAATCAAAACCGAATTGTTTTATAGTTTTTCGCATAATGTCTCTTATGTCTTTTAAAAACTCCGCTTCATAATTATCTGCCAACTCTTGGCTATTAATCTTGCCATTTGCAGTATATATCCTAGCAACATCTTTTGCCATATTGTTAAAAATCTTTTTAATCTCAACGATATTATTAGCTTCAAGTCTTAATTTTCTAGTATTTATATCTAATGGCAGTTCATTTTGCATTCTTTACCTCAATATCAATTTCATCAGCAGTATATAAACCGCTTTCATTCATTAGCCTTCTTAATTCTTTTTGGCTTGGCGATTCTCGGTTGTCGTCAGTGTAATCATCTTCGCCAGCAGGTATTAAGGTAGCAGAGTTGTAAAAATTATCACCAGCTTGGCTAGCTTCGTAACCTATCTGTGTCCGTGCTTCGTTTCGTGTTATCAAGCCATTTTTATAGGTATCAACAACATTCGTTATTTTTCTAGCTTCAAGAGTTTCAATAGCGGACTTATCGCAAGTAAACACTAAATCAGGGTTCTTATAATCAACTAATAGTTTACTAGTTAAAAACCTAGCCACTGTATTAAAAACAGGCAAAACAGCATTATCATAAAAATCGTATTTAACAACATCAAGATTAGAATAAGTCATTGCACTTGCTTGTATTTTAGCAACTGGTATATTTAGGCATTGGAATATTTTTCTATCAATCATCTCTTTTAAGTTTTGATAATCCATATCTTTTATTGATTGCGAAGTTTGTTTATAATCAAAATCGCCACCAAGAACAACAACACTGCCAGAGTTTTTACTACCTTTCAAAGTATTTTCTATTTGTTGTTTCAATGCCACGGCTTGCTCTTGTGTTAATGGCATATCGCCTTTATGTGTTAATAAACCGCTAGGATTAGCTCCGCTCTTGATAAAGTTATAATTATGCATTATTGAGGCTATATACATATTAATCTCATTAACACAACCAGCAAAAAAACTTACACCAATATATTTATAATCGTCAAGAGTGTTAGTATTTCGTAAATGTATCAGCTCATTGCCTGCTTGCGAAAAAAAGCGATTATAAACATTTCTACTATAAACAGCCGTATTGTTTTGATTTGTTTGATAGTTATTAGCATAACCATCATTAACATTTTTCATAATAGACACGTCGCTAGACCTTTCCACCTGCAATTCAATTGTCTTTGCTTTGCCGTCCATTAACTTAACAATATAAGCATTGCCACTTAATAAATAATTACTTACCAATTGATTAATAAACAACTTACCATCAATAAATGGATTAGGATTATTTATTAAGTCAAGTGCAGGATGATTATAAATTATCTCATCTCGTTTTTTATCGTGTATAACAAAATCAATATCGGCAACAGCATTGCTTACCATATTTGTTGCGATAAATACAGGGCTTACTTTTAGATAAGAATTGATTAAGTCTTTACCTTCTCTTGCTTCATAGTTATAGTCGCCATAAATAGCAGTAGAAAAAAGATTATGTGATTTTTTAAATAAATTTTTAAACATATCTTAAAAAAAATTAATATTGTTTATTAATAACCGATTTTTTATCGGTTGTCAATTTTTTTTTTAACATTATAAAAAAATGCTACTACCTCCGCCGAGCGGATACCTGATTTTATTGACTTCGTGCCGTTTTGAAAAAAATTTAAAAAAAAGTAAAAAAAAGGCTTGACTAATAAAAAAAGATATTTTATACTTATATGTATCAAGTAGTTTGCTTGATTAAAAATTTAACTTAAAGTAAAAAATATATGTTATCATTAAAAGAATACATTGAAAAATATTTAACTAACAAAGCTCCAGAAGGTTGCGATTTAAAAGTCGGTGATTTAGTTTATGTGAAAGGGATAAGAAGAAAATACAAATTTATTATTGTTGGATTTAACTACACTGATTCATATAGTGTTGAGTATAAAAAATATGCATATATTGCCTCGGTAGATGATAATAATATCATTAAAGAGTGGAATTATCCCTTTTGGCTTCCAGTAGACCATAAAGGATTAAAGAAAATAAAATTATAAACAACAACCTCACCACAAAAAAACCTAAAAAAAAGTAAAAATAATTTAAAAAAACACTTGACTATTTAAAAATAATCTGCCATAATTTACCTATCAAGTATTTGCTTGATAAATAATAACTTAAAGAATAAAGCATATGACAAACTGGATATCAATAAACTGCAATAGCAACCTAGTTCAAACTCAAACCGACAAAGCAACATTAATTAAATTACCTAAAAGCGAATTGATGTTTTGGCACCCTACTAAATTAATCAGGACTGCTGGTAAAAAGAGTTATTTAATGACTATTAGCTTCACCGAAGACTTTAAATTCAAGTGCTTCCGCAACGGCAAAGGCAAAACTACTTCATTTACTAAAATCGAAGAAGTAGAATACACAGCCAAACAAATTCAAGAAATATTTGCACCGAAAAATGAAAGTGAAAGCGAAATTTAAGCAAATAATGAGGGAGACCGAAAAAGCCTACTTCATCTTATTCAAGGATGAAGTAATGGCTTGGTTGCCAAAGGTAGCTATTGTATTCAGCAAAGGCAATTCTATTATAATTGATGATAAACTGGCACAAAGTAAAAAGATAAAATATGAGAATTATATACATATACCTAAAACTATTGAGCCAGTATTTAATCAAACAGCAATCAATGATTTAATATATGAAAAAATATCTTGATAAGAATGTTTACGAGGCTTCGCAAGAAAGATTAAAATTTATTTTTGACAATTTTGAGAAAGTTTATTTATCGTTTAGTGGCGGTAAAGATAGCGGAGTTATGCTTAATCTTACTCTTGATTATATGCGAGCTAATAATATTGATAAGAAATTAGGTGTAATGATAATGGATAATGAAGCAAACTATAAAGATTCTACCGACTTTATGGAGCGAATGATTGAGAATAATCTTGATTTAATTGAGCCTTATTGGTGTTGCCTTCCTATTACACTACCTTGCACTGTTAGCGCTTATAATACTGAATGGCAATGTTGGGGAGAAAAAGATAAAGATAAATGGATTCGTCCTTTATCAAAAAAACCATATATTGTAAATTTTCAAAATCATAATTTTTCATTTTTTAAAGAGAATATGAATTACGATGATTTTTGGGATAATTTTGGTAAATGGTATGGTGAAGGTAAAAAAACCGCTTGTTTAATTGGTATAAGAACCGATGAAAGCTTAAACCGTTTTCGAGCTATTATGAACAGAAGAAAGAAAATGGTTGATAATAAATTTTGGACGAAACACAAAATTGACAATGTTTATAATTGTTATCCAATTTATGATTGGTCGGTTGATGATATTTGGACGGCAAATGTAAAATTTAACTGGGATTATAATGAGCTTTACGATAAATTTTATTTAGCTGGTATGTCGCCTTATGCTATGCGAGTTGCAAGCCCTTTTATGAGTGAGTCAAAATCATCTTTAAATCTTTATCGAGTAATCGATCCTGAGGCTTGGCAAAAACTTTATTGCAGAGTTAATGGAGCAAATTTTATTGCAACTTATGGCGGTCAATTAGATTGGAAAAAAGTTAAGTTGCCAAATAATCATACTTGGAGGTCGTTTACTAAATTTTTACTTAATTCATTGCCAAAGCCAGTTGCAGATAATTATAAACAAAGATTTTGTCAGGCATTAAGATTTTGGTCAAGAAAAGGAAGGGGTATTGATGATGATATTATTGAGGAATTAAAACAAAATAATATACCGCATAAAATTAATGGCTTAACTCCGCACGGATCTAAAACAAAACAAAGAGTAGTTATACAAAAATTCCCTGATGAGCTTGATTGCTTATCCTGTCCGCCAAGTGTTGTTGCAAGTTGGAAACGATTTGCAATAACTATTTTACGGAATGATCACACTTGTAAATATCTTGGTCTTGGACAAACACAAGAGCAAATCAAAAGACAAAGGGAAATAATGGAAAAATATAAAAATTTATAAAAATATGTTTATTAGAAAAATATCACAAATTATTGGAACTGAACGAGATGTTGAGTTTCAGCATAAAGGTTTTAAATCACAAAGATTGCTTTTAGAAAAAGACGGAATGGGCTTTTCGTTTCATAAAACTATTTTACCAAAAGGCTTAAAACAAATTTGGCATTATAAAAAACATCTTGAAGCTTGCTATTGTATAGAAGGCGAGGCTATTGTTACCGATTTAACAACTGGTGAAGTATTCCATATTTTACCTGAAACAATTTATGTTTTAAATAATCACGAAAAACATCAATTTGAAGCAATCAAAGATACTATCTTAATATCAGTATTTAATCCACCTGTTAAAGGCAATGAACAACATAATAATGAGGGAAGTTATGAATAAATCACCTGTCTACAATGTAATCGCCGTTCCAATCGAACAAATACAAGCAAATGCATACAATCCTAATAGTGTCGCACCCCCTGAAATGAAATTATTAGAGTTATCAATTTGGGAAGATGGCTATACAATGCCGATAGTATGCTATTATTTGCCAGAGCTAGACAAATATGAAATAGTTGACGGCTATCATAGATATACAACAATGCTAAAAAGCGAGAGAATAAGAGAACGAGAAAATGGCTTAATACCAGTTTCGGTTATAGATAAACCACAAGGCGAAAGAATGGCATCGACTATTAGACACAATAGGGCAAGAGGTAGCCATAGTGTTGAACTAATGAGCAATATAGTTTCTGAGCTAGTCGAAATGGGCAAGTCTGATGCTTGGATTGCTAAACATGTCGGTATGACCGCTGATGAACTTTTAAGAATGAAACAAATAACAGGCTTAGCTTCGTTATTTAAAGATAAAGAATTTGGCAAGTCTTGGGAAGTAGATGAGTAATTTTGATTATCAAGCAAAGGCAGTAGACAAACTAGCCAAGTTAAAAGCTGGCATTTTGTTTATGTCAATGGGAACTGGCAAAACAAAGGTAGCAATGGACTTGGCTATATCTAAACAAGATGATTATGATTGTATCATATGGATAGCACCTGCTTCGTTGATAAAATCACAATCTTATATTGCCGAAATAGATAAATGGAGTTTTAACTTAACAAAGCCAATACATTACTTTACAATTGAAAGCATCGGAGGTAGCGATAATAAGTATTTACAGCTTGTTTCGTTAGCAACAAATAAAGCTAGTTTTTGTATTGTTGATGAGAGCATAACTATTAAGAACCTAATTGCCAAGAGAACGGCAAGGCTTGTATCTAATTGGCATTTATTTAAGTTTAGATTGATACTAAACGGCACTCCGCTTACTAATAGCTTGCTTGACTTATACTCACAAATTAACTTCATACATCCGTCTATTTTAAAGATGACCGAAAAACAATTTGCCAACAATTTTCTTATATTTAAAAAAGATGGCTACCGAAGTTATGCAAAAAGCAACAAGGCTTATAACGAGCAGGCACTTATAGAGATTATCAAACCATATATCTATGATGTATCGCTAAACATTAAACCTAAAATCAATTTAACGGATATAGATTGCTATCTAAACCAACTAGAAAAAGAAGATTATAACTCAATCAAGCATACTATTTTGCAACAAGATATTGAATTAAATTATTTGTCAATGTGTCAAAAACTGCAACATTTTTATACAATGAATTGCTCTGATAAAAGAAAAAAGCTAGATGATTTATTAAACAAGATTAGCGGACAGGTTATAATATATGTTAAGTATGTAGATGAACTTGATTTTCTAAAAGAGAATTATGATTGTGTTGAATATTCAGGCAGATGTAAAAACGGCATAGAATTATTTAAAAACGGAGCTAGAATACTTGTATGCACTTATGGAAGTGGCAGTATGGGGCATAACTTACAATTCTGCAATAATATCATTTATTATTCGCAAACCTTTGATTACAAAGACAAAGAGCAGAGCCTACATAGAATATATAGGATAGGGCAGGTTAATGATTGCAATATATACAATTTTTATATCAATACTGGCTTGGAAACCATTATTAAAAATAACCTATCAAAGAAGATTGACATATTAACGGCGGTAAAAATGTTTATAAATAAAAACAACTTAAACAGCTTATAAAATGCTATATGCACCGCCGAGCCGATCCGCTATTTTATTGACTTCGTGCCGTTTTGAACTTGACAAAAAAACAACAGAAAATCAGCAAAAAAACATTATCAAGCAGATTTAACATAATTTTATTGCAAAAAATAGTTGTTTTTTATCAAAAAAATGATGGTTGCCCCCACGGACGGAACCGCTATTTTATTGACTTGGCAGTGTTTTTGAAAAAAAGTGAAAATAATTTAAAAAAAAGACTTGACTAATAAAAACAAATATGGCATAATTATATGCATCAAGTAAATAACTTGATTTAAAAGTTAACAACAAACAAATAAAATAAAATATATGAAAGAATTATCGGTTGAAGAAGTAAATAAAATTGTTCGTTTCGAATTTGAAGGCAACGAATTTTTAAGATACAATTTAAAAAATAAAAAAATCTCAACAAAAACTTTTAACGGAAGTTTTGATGACTTTTTAAAATATCAAGAATTTACCAAGATAGCATTAGAATATATCAACCAATACTATAAATAACTAAGCACAGGCTATTGTAAAGCTTCTTTTATGATAGCCGTCAAGAGAATAGCGAAGGGCATCTATATAATGGTTATAAGCATCTAATATAATAGGTAGCGGATTGCCATTAATATCGGTCTTATAAGAATATGTGCCGAACTCCTTGGCAACCTCTCGGCATCTTGGATGAATTATGATTTGCTTAAAACTTTTTAGCAATGTTATGCCATCCTCAACACTGCCAGCTCGCTTTTTACAAGGATATATATTAAAGCCCCTTTTTTGCAAATAAGATATTGTTGCAGGTTGCTGACTATCGCCATAAATATTCCACTTATTGCTCTCAGGTATTGATTGAAACAACTCGGCAAGCTCTTCATATTCTATACCAACTCCACCAGCTTCATAATCAATATAAAGGTTGTTGTCTTTTACAAAACATCTAATAATAGCGGTAGGGTCTTTACTAAACCCCCAGTCTGCACCAAAATAATAATGGTCGCTAGTCTCGCTAAACTCCTGCACCACAAACTTGTTTTTAAATATCAGGCTATCGCTTATTTTTTTAATCTCGCCTTCCCATTTATGCAAATAAAGGTCGTAATTATACTTTTTATCGTATAACATCTCATCTTTTATTGGACTTTTATCAAAATAAGGATTATCATAATAATTGATTTTAACGGCTATTGTATTAGGTAGCGGATTTTCTACAAACATCTTATAAGTAGGGTCGTCTCGGTCGTTAGGATTAAAACTAACCCATATCTCGCCACCTTCGTTTCTTATTGTTGGTGTTAGGAAGTCCCAGCTTTCTCTTGATACCTTCTCGGCTTCCTCAACCCAGCAAATATCAACTCCTGATGTAGACTTGATTTGTAAGGGGTCGTTGCTAATTCCCTTGAATATAAACTCACTGCCATTGATTGTCTTGATTGAGGCTTTTGTTATATTAAAATAAGAATGTAGCTCATATTGATTGATGATATCGCTAAATAACTTATGGACGGAGTCGCCTATGCTTGATTGATACTCTCTGGCACATAGTATTCTTATGGACTTCTTGTTAAATAAATTTTGCGGATTAAGTGCTAATACTAACAATGCTCTTGCTATATTCTCGCTTTTGCCACCGCCCCTGCCACCATACATCACTTTAAATCGTGCTTTTTGTTTTAATAGAAACTGAAACTTTGTGAGAATTTTTATTTGCATTAATCGTCTACATTATCAGTAAAAACAACCTCAATCTTTACATCTTGTTTTATCGGTTCGCCGTCTTCGCCTGTGAGTTCTTGGCGGAGGCTAAATTCGTCTTTTGCCTTTCTTTCAGCATACCATTTAGCGGTCGAAACATCGCCATCATTAAGGGCTTTATTGATTACAAGTATTGATTTTATTAGCGGTTTTTGCTGTAAAGTCTTGCATTGCTCGGAAAATTTAGGGTGTTTTTTGCAATACTCAAAATAAGTATCTTGATTTATATCTGCCCAAATACAAGCATTGCGAACACTAAAACCCTGAGCAAAGCCCTCTTTTAATTTACCGATCGTAGCTTCTGTCATTACTGTTGGTCTACCAGCTGGTTCGTGTAAATGTTTTGGTTTCTTTTTAGTCAT